GCTGCTGAAGCACAAGAAAAGTTTCAAGGTATAAAAACAAAATTAGATGATGTTTATAAACAAAAAGATCAGCAAAGAAAACAAGAGTTAGAAGATCAAGGTCAATGGAAAACCCTTTGGGAAGAAGCAAATAAAACTGCCCAAGAAAAAGAGCAACAGATAATATCTTTATCTCAACAGCTTGAAGATTTAAAAACTTCTAATGAAGTTGCTTCTACTAAAACCACGGCACTTGCAGCTATAAGCAATCTTGGAGCTATAAATGCAGAACAAACTTTATCTTTGTTACAAAATAACTTAAAGAAAAACTCAGAAGGTAAAGTAGTTGTTCTTAATGGCGGTGTTGAACAAGATTTAGGCACTTATCTCACAAGTCTTAAAAATCCAGGTAGCGGTTGGGAACATCATTTTAAACCTAGTTCTGCTGCGGGTATGGGTGCAAAGCCTAGTCCAGTTGCAAATGCTGGTGGAGGTCAAGCAAATCCGTGGAAAACGGGCAATATAACTCAACAAATGCTAATATCAGAACAAGAACCACAGCTTGCAGCAGTGCTCAAGCAAGAGGCTCAAACAAAATAGTTAATTTCTGTGAAATTGACCCCCTTATCTGTGATTAGGGTATCGCAAAAAAACTTTTTAAAGGTAAATCTGAATGGCTGCTCCGTTTCAGAATTATTCTGGCGGTGTCCTACTAGCGGATATCGTTAAGAGAAATAATTTTAGTACCTACGTTTCTCAAGCTATTAAAGAACGTAGTCTATTTATACAGTCTGGTGCTGTAGTTCGTAATGCTCTACTTGATGCAAGAACAGGTGGAACAAGGATACAAGTTCCTGAGTTCAACCCAATAGCTCCAACTGAAGAGATTATTGATGGTACTTCTTCATGGGGTACAAGCACCAATGGTCATCTAACACCACAGAAGATTGGAACTGACACACAGATTGCAACTATCTGTCATAGAGGTTTTGCTTATGCTGTTGATGATGTAGCTGTATTAGCTGCTGGTGAAGATCCAATGGGTCATAT